TAAAAAATTATATAATGACTCAGATGTTACAAAAAGAAACCGCAATGGACAGACTCGCTCAGGATTATATAGTTTGTTCATACCTATGGAATGGAACTTCGAAGGATTCATTGATTCTTATGGATTACCTGTATTCAACACGCCAAATGAGCCTGTTGAGGACCCACACGGCGACCTTATAGACATCGGAGTAATTGATCATTGGGATAATGAGGTTGACGGATTAAAAGGCGATCAGGACGCTTTAAATGAGTTTTATAGACAGTTTCCAAGAACAGAAGAACATGCGTTTAGAGACGAAACTAAAAATAGTTTATTTAATTTAGCTAAAATATACGAACAAATAGATTACAATGAAAACTTAAGAGATTCAAATGTAATAACAAAAGGTAGTTTTAGCTGGGAAAATGGTATAAAAGATAGCAATGTAGTATTTACACCAAACCCAAACGGAAGATTTAATATAACTTGGGTTCCATCTGTAAATTTACAAAATAAACAAATTATAAAAAATGGAATTAAATATCCTGGTAATGAGCACATTGGTGCTTTTGGTTGTGATAGCTACGACATATCAGGAACGGTAGGCGGGCAAGGTTCTAAAGGTGCTTTACATGGTTTAACTGTATTTAGTATGGAAGATGCGCCTGCCAATACATTTTTTTTAGAATATATAGCTAGACCTCAAACTGCAGAAACATTTTTTGAAGATGTATTAATGGCATTAGTATTTTATGGGATGCCGTTACTTGCAGAAAATAATAAGCCAAGATTGTTATATTATTTAAAAAGAAGAGGTTATAGAGGTTATTCAATGAATAGACCTGATAAAATTTGGAACAAATTGTCAACAGCAGAAAAAGAAATTGGTGGTATACCAAACTCAAGTGAGGATGTTAAGCAAGCTCACGCAGCTGCAATAGAGACTTATATAAATAATCACGTTGGTGTTAAAGGAGATGGAGAATATGGAACTATGTACTTTAACCAAACTTTAAATGATTGGTCAAGATTTGAACTAAATAATAGAACAAAATATGATGCTGCTATTAGCTCAGGCTTAGCAGTTATGGCTTGCAATAGACATTTATATCGTCCAGTGCAAAAAATAGAAAAGCAACCATTAAATATAAAAATCGCTAGATATTCAAATAGCGGAACATTTTCAAAAATAATAAAATAAGTATGGCTGAGTCAGTTGTAAAAAGTTTTTTTCCTAGTCAAATAGCTAGCGACCAAGAGAAGATGAGCACAGAGTATGGGCTTAAAGTTGCTAAAGCTATTCAAGACGAATGGTTTAAAATGGACACCGGCACCACTAGATATAAAAGTAATCAACATTCATTTCATAGATTAAGATTATATGCTCGTGGGGAGCAAGGAATTCAAAAATATAAAGATGAATTATCAATTAATGGTGATTTATCTTATTTAAACTTAGACTGGAAGCCAGTTCCTATTATACCTAAGTTTGTAGACATAGTAGTTAACGGTATATCAGAAAGAGCTTTTGATATTAAAGCTTATTCACAAGACCCATATGGCGTTTCAAAACGTACAGAATATATGGAAAGTGTGTTGAGAGACATGTATACTCAAGACTTAAGTGAGTTTGTTGAAGAGAATTTTGGTATTGCAATAAATGAAAATGAAATTGAAGAATTACCAGAAACAAAAGAAGAGCTTGAAATACATATGCAGCTGTCTTATAAGCAAGGTGTTGAAATAGCAGAGGAGCAAGCAATACAAACAATTTTAAAAGGCAATAATTACGATTTAACAAAGAAAAGAGTAATATATGATTTAACAACAATTGGGATTGGTGCTGTAAAAAATACATTTAATAAATCAGAAGGTGTTAAAGTAGAATACGTTGATCCTGCTAATTTAGTATATTCTTATACTGAGTCGCCTTATTTTGATGATATATATTATGTTGGAGAAATAAAAGCTGTTCCAATTAATGAATTAAAAAAGCAATTTCCTGATTTAGAAGAAGATACTTTAGAAAAAATATCTAAGCAAAGCCATAGAAGAAATGGTTTTTATGACAGAACTTTAACAAATTACGACGAATCTGATTCTAATACTGTTCAAGTTTTATATTTTAATTATAAAACATATATGAACGAAGTTTATAAAGTAAAAGAAACCGCTACAGGTGCTACAAAGATATTAGTTAGGGATGATCAATTTGATCCGCCTGTTGAAGTATTAGAGCAACAATTTGGTAAATTATCAAGATCTTTAGAGGGATTATATGAAGGTGTTTTAATTTTAGGTACTGATATATTACTTAAATGGGAGTTAGCTAAGAACATGCTAAGACCCAAAAGTGATTATACTAAAGTTAAAATGAATTATAGTATATGCGCACCAAGAATGTATAAAGGTAAAATTGAATCTTTAGTTAGCAGAATTACGGGTTTTGCTGATATGATTCAATTAACACATCTAAAATTACAACAAGTATTATCAAGAATGGTACCGGATGGTGTATATTTAGATGCTGATGGATTAGCTGAAATTGATTTAGGTAATGGAACAAACTATAATCCGCAAGAAGCATTAAATATGTTTTTCCAAACGGGTTCTGTTATTGGTAGATCATTTACGCAGGAGGGCGATATGAATCCTGGTAAAGTGCCTATTCAAGAAATTACTAGCGGAAGCGGTGGCAATAAAATACCTCAGCTTGTAAATACATATAATTATTATTTACAAATGATAAGAGATACCACGGGGTTAAATGAAGCTAGAGACGCAAGCGCACCTGACAGCAGAGCTTTAGTAGGTATACAAAAAATTGCAGCGGCAAATTCAAATACAGCTACAAGGCATATTCTTAATTCAGGGTTATTTATAACAGCTGAAACTGCCGAATGTATATCTTTAAGAATATCCGATATACTTGAGTTTGGTGATACAACGGAAGCGTTTGTACAAAAAATAGGCGGCCATAATGTTGCTACTTTAGAAGAAATGTCAGAATTACATTTATATGATTTTGGTATATTTTTAGAATTAGCACCAGATGACGAGGAAAAACAAATGCTAGAAAACAACATACAAACAGCATTGTCAGCAGGGCTTATTGATTTAGAAGATGCTATTGACATTAGAGAAATTAAAAATATTAAATTAGCAAATCAGGTATTAAAATTAAGAAGAAAGAAAAAAGGAGAAAGAGATCAGCAAAAACAACAAGCAAATATTCAGTCACAAGCTCAAGCAAATGCTCAAGCACAGCAAGTTGCTGCACAGGCTGAAGTTCAAAAGCAAGGCGCTATAACACAACAAAAAGCACAGTTAGAACAAATTAAAGCTGAAATTGATATGAAAAAGCTTGAAAGAGAAGCTGCTTTGAAAAAAGAATTAATGAGCTTAGAGTTCCAAATGAATATGCAGCTTAAGGGCATAGAGGCTGATGCTTATAAAAATAAAGAATCTTTTAAAGAAGATAGAAAAGATAAAAGATCTAAAATGGAAGCATCGCAACAAAGCGAATTAATAGATCAAAGAAAAAACAATTTACCACCCAAAAATTTTGAATCCGCGGGTAACGATATATTAAGCGGTGATTTTGACTTAGGTTCTTTTGAACCCAAGTAATAATAATAGTAAAGTAATTATATAATATTTTATCATGGAAAACACAGAAAAAGAGGCTGTAGAAGAACAAAAAGTTGAGCAAGTTGTTGAAGAAACACAAGAACAGCCAAAAAATGAAGCTCAGCAAGAAGAACCAGCAAAACCAAAGAGACCTAAAAAACTAGTGTCCGAGGATGACAGTGTGGTTAAATTAGATTTAAGAAAAATAAAAGAAGATGCCATTCAAGAGCAAAGCACAGATGACAGCAATGATGTTGTCGGACAATCCGGAAACGAGGAAGGTAGCGAAAAAGTGGTTGAAGAAGTACGGGACACCGAACAAGAAGAAACACCCATTCTTGAAGAAATAAAAGAAAACGAAACTCCTGAAGAAACAAAAGAAGTAGAAGAAAAAGCTGAAGATTTAGCAAATGATATTGCTGATGCGGTAGAAGAACAAAAAGAAACGGGAGTTGAATTACCTGAAAATATTCAAAAAGTTGTTGACTTTATGAATGATACAGGTGGAAGTCTTGAAGATTACGTAAGGTTAAATCAAGATTATACAAAACTAAATGAAACACAGTTGCTTCGAGAATATTATGAAACAACAAAACCACATTTAGATAAAGAAGATATTGAGCTTTTAATGGAAGATTTTTCGTATGATGAATCATTAGACGACGAAAAAGAAATTAGAAAAGCTAAAATTGCTTTTAAAGAAGAGGTTGCTAAAGCAAAATCACACTTGGAAGGCATGAAAACAAAATACTATGAAGAAATTAAAGCTGGATCTAGGTTAACACCTGATCAACAAAAGGCTGTTGATTTTTTTAATAGGTATAATAAAGAATCGGAAGAGACGTCAAAAGTAGTTGAAAAACAGAAAAAAGTGTTTTTAAATCAAACCAATAATGTTTTTTCAAATGATTTCAAAGGTTTTGATTATCAAGTTGGAGACAAAAAATATAGGTTTAATATTAAAAACCCTTCTGAGATTAAAGAAACTCAAAGCGACATTAATAATTTTGTTAAGAAGTTCTTAAATGAAAATAATGAAATGTCAGATGCTGTGGGTTATCACAAATCACTTTTTACAGCTATGAACGCTGACGCGGTAGCAAAACACTTTTATGAGCAAGGCAAAGCTGATGCGATAAAAGATAGTATGGCTAGAACGAAGAATGTTGATATGGCTCCAAGAGGGACTCATGAAAAAGTCACATCTTCAAACGGCTGGACGGTTAGAGCTATTGACGGGCAAGACACTTCCAAACTTAGAGTTAAAATTAAAAAGTAACAAAACTAAAAATTTAAAATTATGGCATTAGCTGGAACAGGGGCTGAGTTAAATCACTTAACCCCGAGACCTGTAAAAGGTCTTTTTGGAGATAACTATCTGTCTTTGGCAGATTTAGACTTTACACAACAATTTTTGCCAGAAGTATACGAAAAAGAAGTTGAGAGATATGGAAACAGAACTGTCAGCGGATTTTTAAGAATGGTAGGCGCTGAAATGCCTATGGCTTCTGATAGAATTGTATGGAGTGAGCAAGGAAGATTGCATATTGCATTCGATGATTGTACTGTTGATAACTCTTCAGCTACAACTACAGTAACTTTTGTTAATACATCAGGTGGAGACACAGGTGTTGCAAAGTCAAAATTATTAGGTGTTGGTATGACTGTTATTATCGCTAAAGGTATTAACGTTGTAAAAGCTAGAGTAGCTACAGCTCCTGGTGATGGAACAATTACAGTAGCTCCTTATGGTGCTGGTAACCTAAACGCATTAGGTTCAGGTGCTTTAACTGCTGTATCACTATTTGTATATGGTTCTGAATTCTTAAAAGGAAGCGGAGATGTAGGAAATTCAATTGACGCTAAATTTACTCAGTTTGATAACAAGCCAATTATTCTTAGAGATAAGTATAATGTAAATGGTTCTGACGTTGCTCAAATCGGGTGGGTTGAAGTAACTACTGAAGCTGGAACTTCTGGATACTTATGGTATTTAAAGTCTGAGCACGAAGCAAGATTAAGATTTGAAGACCAATTAGAGATGGCAATGATTGAAGCTGTAAAAGATACGGGATCAACTTCTGGATCTGCTGGAGCTTCTAACTTTGAAGGATCTGAAGGTTTATTTGCTGCTATTGAATCAAGAGGTATCGTATATAACGACGCTGATTTTGATGCTGTAGCTGGTACTGCACCTTATGCTCCTACAGGATTAGGTGAATTTGATGATATATTAAAAGAACTTGATAAGCAAGGTGCTATTGAAGAAAATATGCTTTTCTTAGATAGAAATACTGCTCTTTCAATCGATAATATGTTAGCTTCACAAAATGCACCTTACGGTGGAGGAACTTCTTATGGAGTATTCGAAAACAGTGAGGATATGGCATTAAATCTTGGATTTAACGGATTTAGAAGAGGTTCTTATGACTTCTATAAAACTGACTGGAAATACTTAAATGACAGCACTACAAGAGGCTTAATTGGCGATGTAGAAGGTGTTATTATTCCAGCTGGGGTTTCAACAGTATATGATCAGCAATTAGGTAAAAACATTCAGAGACCTTTCTTACATGTAAGATATAGAGCTTCTGAAGCTGATGATAGAAAAATGAAGTCTTGGATCACTGGATCAGTTGGTGGAAACTACACAAGCGCTACAGATGAAATGAATGTTCATTTCTTATCTGAAAGAGCACTATGTGTACAAGGAGCTAACAACTTCGTACTATTGAAGAAAACTTCATAAGTAAATTAATAATGTAGTAATTACCCCTGTGTAATATCAGGGGTAGTTATTACTCTTTATAACATTTTTATTATATTATATCATGGCAAAAAAAGCTAAAGCAGAAGAAATAGTTGAGGTTGCACCTCAGCAAAAAACAAAAGTAATTGAAAAACCAATTAAACCAAGCTGGGAAATTAGAGATAGAGTATATATGTTAAAAGGTGATAAGAGGCCTTTAATATTTACATTACCAGCAAGACATAGTAGAAAAAGACCATTATTATGGTTTGATCAAGAAAATGCAATTCAAAAAGAATTAAGATATGCTACAAATATGAATTCGCCATTTGTTGATGAACAAAAAGGTGAAGCTACATTAGGTAGAATTGTTTTTAGAAATGGACAATTATTTGTTGCTAAAGAAGAAATTGCATTACAAAAACTTTTATCATTATATCATCCTTTAAAAGATCAATTATATTATGAATATAATCCTGTTCAAGAATCTGTAAATGAGCTAGATTATATAAATATGGAAATTGACGCATTAGTTTTAGCTAAACAATTAGAGATTGAGCAAGTTGAAGCTATATTAAGAGTTGAATATGGTAGCAAAGTTGATAGTTTAAGTAGTAGCGAGTTAAAAAGAGATATATTAGTATTTGCAAAAAGAAACCCTGCGTTGTTTATTGAATTAGCAAATGACGAGAATGTTGAATTAAGAAATATTGGTATTAAAGCTACTCAACAAGGTATTATTAAGTTATCTAGCGATCAAAGAACATTTAGTTACGGAGAAACAGATAGAAAACTTATGACAGTACCATTTGATGAACATCCATACTCTGCACTAGCAGCGTGGTTTAAAACCGATGAAGGTATGGAAGTTTATAAACATATAATTAAGAAATTATAAACCATCTTATAGCGGTTGGGCCGCTTTAACGGTGGCTCAATCACTATAAATAAAAATATAATGGCAGTAAGCGTAGATACAGTATATCAAAGAGTCCTTGCAATATTAAACAAAGAACAAAGAGGTTATTTAACACCAGAAGAGTATAACCTATTTGCAAATCAAGCTCAAATGGATATATTCGAGCAATATTTTTATGATATTAATCAATTTGACAGAATACACGGTAATAGTACTGAATATTCTGATATGATTGATTTGTTAAATAAAAAAATAGGTATTTTTGAAAAAACTGCTAATTTAGGTAATTATGATACAGATCATTATAATTTACCTTCAGATATGTACAGATTAGGCTCAGTAATATATTCTAATGCTGAAGCTGAACGTATTTCACAAAAAGAATGGCTATATATTAATTCTTCCCCTATAGCACAACCAACAAATACTTTTCCGGTATATACTAGAAACGAAGACGGTATACAAGTAAGAGGTGCTGCAACTATAACTGATAATAATGCTATTACTTGCAATTATATTAAAGTGCCTAGTAAAGTTATATGGAATTATACAACTGTTTTAGGCAATGCGCAATATACAGCTACAGGATCGGTTAATTTTGAATTACATAACTCAGAGGAAACAGAGCTTGTAATTAAAATATTAGCATTAGCAGGATTATTAGTACAAGATGTCGGAATGTATCAAGTAGCATCTGCGGAAGAAACTAAAGATATACAACAACAAAAAGCATAATAAATGGGATTACTAGACGGAACAACACAATATACATATTATCACGGCCCAGACGGCGTTTGGAGCAGTAATGACGAAGATTACGGTAACTACCAATTTGTTAGCTTAAGCAATATTGTAAATAATTTTATTATAGGATATGTTGGTGAGGATAAAATTATTAGTAAAATAAAAAGAACAGACGTGGCTTTTCACGCAAGAAGAGCTATTCAAGAATTTAGCTACGATGTTTTTAAGTCTAGTAAATCTCAAGAAATAGAAGTTCCGCCATCACTTAATATGATATTACCACAAGATTATGTAAATTATGTAAAAGTAAGCTGGGTAGATGATGCGGGAATGGAAAGAACTATATATCCTACAAAAGACACCAGTAACCCATTACCAATATTACAAGATAATGATTTTGAATATTTATTTGACCAGCAGGATGGTAGCATATTAACAGCTAATGAGTCTGAAACATGGAAAAAGTTTAAAAATTCTTCTACAAGAAATTCAATACTTGAAAATAATAATAACTTTGACATATTAGCAGAAAATCACCAAGGAAGAAGATACGGATTAACACCCGAACATACACAAAGTAATGGTAATTTTTATATAGATCCATTAAAAGGCATTATACATTTTAGTGCAAATTTAGTTGGACATATTATTACATTAAAATATATAAGTGATAGTTTAGGTAAAGATGAAGATACAGTTGTACATAAGTTTGCAGAAGAAGCTGTATATAAACAAATAGCTTATGCAATATTATCTACAAGAGCAAATGTTCCTGAATATTTAGTACAAAGAACTAAAAAAGAAAGATCTGCAACAAAAAGAAACGCAAAATTAAGACTTTCAAATATAAAGCTTAATGAAATTGTGCAAACAATGCGTAATAAATCTAAGCAAATTAAACACTAATTATGCCTGAAATTAAGAATTTATTTACATCTGGGAAAATGAATAAAGACCTAGATGAAAGACTTATTCCTAACAATCAGTATAGAGATGCCTTAAATATAAAAGTATCAAGTTCTGAAGGTGCGGATGTTGGTGCTATTGAAAATATATTAGGTAATAGTGTAAAAAATAATAGCTCATATAACCCAACAACTCAAACACATACTTCTTATAATGCAGGGACTAGCTTATTAGATTCTTATGGTTTTGCTAAAACTGGATCAGGTGCGGCAAAAACAATAGGTGTAATAAAATATGATAAAACAGAATGTATATATTGGTTTGTTACATCTGATGATACAGACGCTATTATAGAATATAATCAAACAACAGATGTTGTATCGCCTATTATAGTTGATAAAAACAGCGTTTTAAATTTCTCTAAAAGCAAATTAATAACAGGTATAAACATTATAGATGGATTATTATTTTTTACAGATGATAACAGTGAGCCTAAATGTGTTAATATAGAAAGATTTAGAGAGGCATCAGCTACTAGTACAAATGGATTTGCTAACCACACAGAAATATATGGGAGAGACTTTATAGAACAAGATGTAACTGTTATTAAAAAATCACCGCTTACGGCTCCATTAATTGAAAAAAGAGATTCAAAAAGAACAGGGCCAGGTACTGGTACTAATCCCATAACAACACAAAAAAATTTAACACAACTTATTGGCAGTGGCCCAGAATATGAATCTATACCACAAGGCACTTCAATAACATTATCTTGGAACGCAAGTCCAAATTATGAAATTGGTGATATTTTAGTTTTAACCTCAGAATATTCCGCTGGCAATGGGGATATTGAAGTTTTTGAAGTTGTTGTACAAATAACAGCAGGGTCAAATGGTTTTTCATCAATTACAGCAACAATATTAGCAATACCAACTAATTTACCTAATGAAATTTTAGTTTGGGAAGTTTTATTGCAAGAAGATGAGCCAATGTTTCAATATAAATTTCCAAGATTTGCTTATAGATGGAAATATAAAGACGGCCAATATTCTGCATTTTCTCCATTTACTGAAGCAGTGTTTTTCCCTAATAAATTTGAGTATTTATCTTCAGATGGTTATAATTTAGGGATGACAAATAATATAAGATATTTAAAAGTATATGGTTTACAAACACAGCCAGATGATGTAGAAGAAATTGAAATATTATATAAAGAAAGTAACAATTCAACAGTATATAGCGTAGATACTGTACCTCTTAATAATCAACAATTAGAAATTGAATCAGAGCTTATACATAAAGTAATAGAGGGTAATCAAATACTTAGGCCATGGGATAATGTGCCTTTAAAAGCTAAAGCACAAGAAATAATAGGCAATAGGATAGTATATGCAAATTATTTGCAAAATTTTAATATAGATTATGATTTAGAAACGCAATTTTATGTTAATAGTGCTAATCATGGCTCACCTAAAACAGCAGAAGAATCTGTAAAGACAATAAGAAATTATCAACTTGGTGTAGTTTGGAAAGATAAATACGGAAGAGAAACTCCTGTATTTACTAGCAAAGAATCAGTATTAATATTAGATGGAGCTGAAGCTAATAAAATAAATACATTAAAAGCAAAAATAACATCATTAACACCTAATTTTGCAACACATTTTAAGTATTTTATAAAAGAAACTGCTAATGAATATTATAATTTAGCATTAGATAGATTTTATTTAGCTGAAGACGGTAATGTTTGGTTATCATTTCCATCATCTGAAAGGAATAAAGTAGATGAAGAAACATATTTGTATTTAAAAAAGCAACACGATAATGACACGCATGTTAAAACAAATCCAAAATATAAAATATTAGATATAAAAAACGAAGCACCGGATTTTATTGCGGAATCTAAAAAAGCTATAGCTGCCTCCGATGTTACAGCATTGTCAACAGGTAATCCAGGTGTGGATGTTACAACTTTTGAATTTGAAGGCCCTAGTGCAGATGCTAATCCTGATTTTAATACAGCTTTTAAATCAGGTAATTTAGTTGTAATTAAACTAGGAGCTAATCAAACTAAAGAATATGAAATTGTAACAGGCGGTCCAACAGGTACGGGCACAAATTATAGATGTAGTATTGCAGAGGCTATACAAGAAACATTTACAGACAGTATAGTAGATACTACCGTTTTTGAATTAGTAATTAAAGAAAAAGTAATAGAAAGAAAGCCTGAATTCGAGGGTAGATTTTTTGTTAAAATTAATAGAGATGTAGAATTTAATACTAATATAATAGAAGCTTTTGGAACTGTGGACACAAACTATGGTATTATTGAAAGTGCTGATATACCAAGTGTTATTGCAAATGATGGGCCAAGTAATTCAAACCAAGGGTTTGGGTGGACTGATACAAAAGCACCTAATACTAGCAGTTGGATTAACGACATAAGAAGACCTCAAGCACAATCAAATTGGTTTGGAATTGGTTGGGCTGGATATACAGGTAGGGATTTTAGCCCAATAGATACAGGTTATCCTACACATCCTATAATTGATGACCATTTAAATTCAGTAAATACAAAAGTAAGATTTGTAAATGCAAATGGAGATAAAAGTGAAGTATATACAATAATAGAACAAGAAACTGAATGGCACAGTAGAGGATGGAATGATATTTTTGGAGGGCCAAGAAAAGTTCCTAGTAATGGTAGAAAACAAGTGAGATGTACATTAGATAGAAACTTTGAAGTTGGATTTGGTGATGCTACGGGTATTGAGATATTAGAAGAATTAATATCTACAGGTAACGATATTTTATCTTCTACTAATCCAGCTATATTTGAAACGGAGCCAAAAGAAAACATAGAACTCGACATATATTATGAAGCATCTAATGCTTTTCCTATATCGGAGGCTTCTCAGGTAAAAACATTATCTTGGTTTAATTGTTATTCTTTTGGAAATGGTGTTGAGTCAGATAGAATTAGAGATGATTTTAATGCTGTAAGAATTGGTAAAGGCGTTAAAGTTTCTGCTGTTCTTGATGAACCATATGCAGAAGAAAGAAGAGGTACTGGATTAATTTTTTCTCAAATATTTAATTCTTTATCTGGTGTTAATAGATTAAATCAATTTATACAAGCATTGCCTATAACAAAAGATCTAAATCCTATTTATGGTTCTATACAAAAGCTGCATGCTAGAGATACCGATTTAATTACTTTATGTGAAGACAAATGTTTAAAAATATTAGCAAATAAGGACGCTTTATTTAATGCAGATGGTAATGTTAATGTAACATCTAATAATGCTGTTCTAGGGCAATCAGTACCTTATATAGGTGAATATGGTATAAGCAAAAACCCTGAAAGCTTTGCTTCATATGGATTTAGAGCATTTTTTGCGGATAAAAATAGAGGTGTAATATTAAGACTTTCAAGAAACGGTTTAGATGAAATATCAGCTCAAGGAATGTCTGATTATTTTTCTGATAAATTAGCAGAACAAAACACAATAATTGGTAGTTATGATGATTATTCTAATTGTTATAACATATCTTTTAGTGATGAAACAGTAAGCTATAAACAAGGTTTAGAAGGTTGGCCAACTAGAAAATCATTTGTGCCGGAAATGGCAATATCTTTAAATAACATATATTATACATGTAAAGGCAGCCAAATATGGTCTCATGATAATGAAACAAGAAATACTTTTTATGGCACACAATACAAATCAAGTGTTAAATTAATATTTAATTCAGATCCTTCAAGTGTTAAAAACTTTAAAACATTATCTTATGAAGGCAGTGAAGGTTGGTCAACACCAACAATACAAACAGATTTACAAGATGGGAAAGTACCATCATATTTGCCAAAAGAAGGTATATATTATAATTTTATAAAAGGTAAAGCAAATAGCTGGAATAATCTTATACAAAGCGGAAGTTTAGATACCGCAGAGTTCTCAACACAGGGTATTGATATATTAGCATCGACAAGTGGGGATGATAATCAAACTGAATTTACATTAACAATACAAGAAAATAACGACTAATGGCATTAACTAATTGTACAATAAGTTCACAATCGTTTGCAAAAACAGGTGGTTCAGCAATAGGATCAGATAATGCTCAATTAATTATTACGCCTAATACAGGTTATGTTGTATCTGCTTCAGATTTTACAGATAATACAGGTAGTGTTACAGGTATTACAAGTATTTCGCTTTCAGATAGCGGAACAGCGGGCGAAATTGGGAACACTGTATTAGTTGACGTAGATTTAGACGATACATATATAATGCCATCTGCAAATACTACATTAACAATAGATATAGATGGTAGTGCACAAGAAATAGAATATACTTTAGCAGGAACTTATGATACTGTAGTTTCTAATGCAACGCCCTCATCCGAAACAGCCACTGCTTATTCCGCTACAGGTAATTACAACCAACAAGTCACAGTATTTACTAAAACATTTACAGCAAGCTCGGGATATTATTTTGAAAACGCACCCACATATAAATTAATAGCAACAAACCCGGAAAGATATAATATAACATATGCTGACACTACTGATGGCAGTGGTAATCTTACGGCAAGAGCTTTTACTATAAAATATACATTTTCAAATGAAAGCCAATCTGGAGATAATATAGACTTTACAGCAAGTGCTGTTGAAATATATGTACCAAATGTAGAAATAACAGCTTATAGTATTATAAAAACAAATATTGATGCAATAGGAGCAGTAAGAGAAATGACAATATATGGCGCTGAAGGAGCTGAATTTAGCTTAACTGTAGATAATGAAGACAGCACATCTATAATATCATTTACAAATCAAGCAATACCAGCATCAGGCCAATATTCATTTAATATAACTTTTCCAAGTGTAACAGATAATGATCAATATGATTTTGTATTAACAGGTGATCTTTCAAGTGACTTTGATACTGTAAATGGACAAGATTCAACATTTAATATAAAACAATTATTAGATGTTGTTATACAATTTGGATTAACACATTCTAGCAGTGATATTACTATAAGTACTAATAAGTCTAAAACATTACCTGCTGAATTATCATTAAATGAAACTCAGGCTGATTTTGATAATAATTTTACAATAAGTACTTCAACAGCTAGCAGAATAAATATTATTGATAACACAGTAACTCTTTCAGAATTTACTAATACTAATTATATATCTAACGGTGGTACGCCTATAGATGTTCAATCTTTTACATTTAGTAGAGTTTCTAATACGGAAATAACAGGAGTATTTACTGCTGATGTTGAAGCAACAGGAGAGCAAAGTGTTACATCACTATTAGATTTAGATACGTATTTAGCTATAAACCAAGCGCCTGTTTCAAGTACAGTAAGCGTAAGTGTTAATAAAGGAGCTAGCACATCAATTACATTAGTCGCTACAGATTCTGATAATGATGCAGTTGATGGTGTTGACACTATAACATATTATGTAGTTTCATTACCTTCAAATGGTACATTATATTCTGATTCTGGATTAACCACAGCAATAACAGCCGGAAGCTCAATAACTGGATCAGCAGTATATTATGAGCATGATGATTCAAATAATCTTACGGACTCGTTTACATACAAAGCTAATGATGGTTATCAAGATAGTAATACAGCGACTGTTAATATTGCAGTAGGTGTATCAGCAGGAGATAGTATTAACACTAGTGGTGGGGCAGGTTTATATTTAATTCCTGTAATATTAGGAACTGGTGCTGGTACATTTAAAGCCCATTTAAATGCTCAATCCGTACCTGATAGATTTCAAATATTATTTGATACAGCTGGGACGTCTAATGATATAGCTGATATGGAAGTTGTTGCTGATTCTTTATATGTTGGAGACAGTGTAAGTTCTTCTGTACCTGCGAACGGAACAACAACAGGTTTAGACGAATATACATATGTAGGAAGCGGTGGAGATGCAACTGGCACAGGCGAGCCTGGTGCTGAATGGAATAAAACAGGAGACGCTAATCAAAGCATAACTGTTTCGGATGCAGTAGTCACTACTGACACAGGAGCAAGAACAGACGGGGATCCTAACGGGGATTCTAGAGATACTCCAGCAACCGGAACGCAGTCTGGTGTTCAAAATTTAGTTTATACAAGCACTTCTGACACTACAGGAACATCTGGTTTAGATTATCATGATGGTAATATATGTTTAGTATATACTAAATCTGCTACAACAGCATATAGAGCTTATTTAAAAGTATTTGGTCCAACGTCTGGAACAGCATGGGATTTATTCCAAACAGAATTTATAGAAAGTTAATTTTAAAAATATAATATGCCAAGTATAACATTAAATTTTAATAACCCATTAAATGTTTCTTTACAAGAAGGTGTTGGAGATATAGTTTATTATCAAGACAGCTCTACACAAGATATTTATAGTATTGGTGCTTGTACAGATATAAGTGGTAATTCTATAACATGCGATATTCTTGCAAGTACTCCTCCTCCAACAAGTGGTGATTTTATATTTTTTGGAAAAAACCCTGAAGTTAACACATCAGGCGTCATAGGATACTACGCAGAAGTTGATATGGAAATTAGTTCTACAAGTAAAAAAGAGCTATTTGCAGTTAATTCAGAAATATTTATAAGTAGTTAATAACGTGTAATTATATAATAAAGAATAAATTATGATAGGAGCAGCATTAGGTGTCGTTCAGGGGCTGACTGGTATAGTTGGCGGTATGATCGGCAGCGGTAAAAGAAAAGCGGAGCAAAGAGCAGCTCAGGCTGAATTTGCTAGAAGGCAAGCAGCTTTTGAAAATTTAGATACTTCAAATGTATATGCTAATATGGAAAATGTATATGAAGATCTAACTGTAAATCAGCAAGAAGCTCAATTTATAGCTCAACAACAGCAACAAGGTTTAGCTAATACTATGGATGCAATGCAGGGTGCAGCGGGTGGATCTGGTATTGCGGCATTAGCACAAGCTATGGCTAATCAGCAGTCTATTAATACACAAAGAGCAGCGGCATCAATAGGTAGACAAGAGGCTAGTAACCAAGCAGCTGCAGCAAGAATGGCAGGACAATTACAAAATTTAGAAGCACAAGGTGAGCTTATTTCAAGAAATCAAGAACTTAATAAGGTATCTACACTTATGGGTATGTCAGGACAAAGACTTCAAGCAGCAAATGAAGCAAGAAATGCCGCGACAGAAGGTTTATTAGCTGGTATTGGAGGTGTTGTAGGTGGCATAGCTGGAATGGGAAGCGGTGATATTGGTGGTAATTTAGCTAGTGGCTTAGGTATTTCATAAAAAATAAAATATAATGAGTGATAAATTAAGCATGGATCGCGGTAAAATAGCAGAGTTTTTAAGTTTAGCAGAAAGCGGAACTGTTCAAGCGGGTTTAAACCAAGAGCAAAAGCAAATGGTAAATGATTATGTTGTTGCTCAACGTAATGAATATGCTAATGCTGCATTTAGAGCTAAGACAGAAAGAAAAATGAGAGGTGGTGCATACTATTTAGATGCGGTGCATACCATGAATAATGTAAAAAGAAATTTAGCTAACCTTGCTACTCAACAAAAAGCAATTGCAGATAATCAAAAACAATATTTAGAAGACGCACAAGCTAATAGATTATCTAAAGCTAATTATGATAAAGATAACCCAAGTGTACTTGCAGATATATATACGGGCGGTGCAGAAATGTTAATTGACCAGCAGGGCAATATAATGTTTAATGCTAATGGTGAGTTTAAACCATATACTCAATTAGCTGATTATGCTTTAAAAGCAACAGATACTGCAAACAGTATACTTAATGTAGTTGATGGATTATATAATTCAAGATACAAAAAGAACGACGTTGCTTTAAAACAAATATCTAACCAGATTAAACTAATAGTAGAAGAAGGAGGTAGACCTGCATTATTGTCTTTAATGCAAGATAATTTATTACCGGGTTTTGAAGATATTGAAATACCAGATGAATTATATGCAAAAGAAAATCAAGATAAATTACAAGCGTTTTTTTTAGGAACATTAGACAGCGCAATGCAAGGCATAAATGCACAATTGCCAGAATATGTTAGAGTTGATAAAAAGAATAAAAACGATAAAAAAGAAACAAAAGAGCTTACAGCTTTAGCTTTAACAGGATTAGACGATAGAAGTAGAAAAAATATTTACAATACTGCTTTTAATTTAATTCCTGGTGAAAAAACAGATTTTTTTAAGATGTCATTTAAAGGAGACAAGTCCCCTACTTATGCGGGAGGGCAATATTACGGTGACATTACATATCAAATTGTAAAAGGTAATGACGCTAAATTATATCTTTTAGCTTATGATAGTAAAGGAAATGAATTAAAAAGCAAAAGTAGATCAATAACTTCTGACCAATTAGCAGAAGAATTATATTTATCCCAAGCTGCTGGGGATCAACTTACAGCAGAAAATAACCCATACGCAAAGTATAATAGCAATAATTAATAAAAATTATTATGAACGAAGCATTGAAAGATGCCTATAGCGCTTTTGTAAAAGGTGGCTATAATGGCACTATAGAAGACTATAAAAAATTACTTGAAACAAATCAAGAGGCACTGAATGAATCTTTTGGTATATTTAAAAATGGTGGTTATAATGGTAATATAGAAGATTTTTCAAGCTTACTTGGCGTGGGAAAGCAAAAAGACCCTGCAAAGGAGACTGCAAATGTAGGGTCAGAAAAACAAGCAGTCGCTTCGGAATCCATATTGGAAACTGGTTTATCGGATTCACAAGAACCTAAAGAAGAAAAATCAGGTGCGTGGTTTTTAGATATAGAGCTTCCAACAATTCCTGAATATAAAACAGAAGTTGAAAAGTTTGAAGAATTAAATTTACCGGAAAGAGTTACAGAATCAACTGCAGTAAAAATGCCAACAATTAGACCTGGTTCTGATCTTACTATGACAAAAGAAGACATTGAAAAGTCATCTTTAAAATCAAAGCTAGATGATGAAATAGCAAATATATATAATAAAAATCTTAAAAAGGCACCTAAAACAGAATTTGGCACAATAAACTTTGACGACGAAGAAACGTGGTCTAATATACATAATAATACATATTCTGATTTTGTTAGTAATAACAAAATTATACAAGAAGAAATTATTCCTGAAATAACTTCACAGCTAGAGCCTACAGTATTACGATATGCTGAAAAACTTAAAATAGAAATGGGGCTCGATAATCCCGAAAATATAACACAAGAAAAAATAGATAAGCTTTATGATGAGGTAGATAAACACTTTAATAAATTATTAAGCGCTAAGCTATCACAAAATTCGGATTTTGATAAACTAACAAAAGCATTTAGTTCAAAAATAGAAGACATAGATGCTCCCTCTTATAAAAGATTTTTAAAAGGTAAAGATAGCCCAAACCTTTTAAAAATGGAAGACTATGTTAAGTTAAATCCTCAGATTGATCCTGTTTCCAAAACACTTTTTACCTTTGTTGAGAATATGTATAATATGGGTAGAAGCGTTGGTAATAAATTGGATAATGCAGGCGTAATGGCTGGTTTAGGCAATAAAGTAGAAAAAGATAAAGATTTAGAAAGAAATGAAAAACTAATTGCTGAATATAATTTAGACAATAATATTGAAGGTGTTTGGATAGAGGACGATAAAAAAAATTTTAAACAGTCTTGGAAATTTATACCCAAAAAACAATGGGGGTCGGATAATGATACCGCATGGAGAATTATTACAGGTGGTGCCGCGGTAAAAGAAGGAACATTTAATGAATTCAAAGAAGCTTATGATAAATGGGCAGCTAATTCAACTGCTAAAACTGTTAAAAAAATAACTGAAATACAAGATAAAGAACTTAAGCTAGCGCAATGGAATGAAGATGAATTTGATAAAATAATGCGTGGAGAAGATGTTATATCTAATGCAATTGGGCTAACAGGCGAACAATTACCACAAATGGCATTAGCTTTAGTTACATTAGGTGCATCAAGTGGTATTCAAATAGGTGCAAATATCTATGCAGACGGTATAGATATTGAAGCTAGAAAAAGATTTGATATTCCAGATAATGAATATCCTAATGTAGAACAACTTAGTGAAGTTTTAGCAGATGATAAATTTATGGACGCTTTGGAGGCTAAAACAGTTGGAGGTGGATTTATAGGTGGTCAATTAGAAAGAATAGGTGCTGGTAAGGTTTTTAGCGCGTTTGCAACAAAAGGTGTTAGCTCTATATTAAGAGGTAATTATAAAAACTTTTTAAAACAAGTTGCTAATGGAACAATAAGAAATACACAAAGAGGTTTTTACGAGTCTGTAACTGAAGTATTACAAGAAACTATTGAAATGGCCGCTACTGGTGTAGATATTGATCCTAAAAGATTATTTAAAGCTGGTGGTACTGGTGCAATTAGTGCTTTTACATTAGGTGTCGGGGGTAATGTAGCAACACAAAGTGTTCAAGAAATAAAAACAATTAATAAAGTAATTGCTGGTAAACTAAATAAAAATAGTAGCGAAGCATTTTTAAATAATAAAATAAAAGATTTAAAAACTGCTTTTGAAAATAATGAAATATCAGAAGCTGCATATAAAGAAGCTGTTGGCGTAATACAAGATGTAAAAAAATCAAACGCATCGATACCTAATAACTTTACACCCGAATCAAAACAAAAGGCTTTAGATTTATTAATAGAAAAACAAGAGCTTTCTAAAGACATGGAAGGAAAAGATTCTTCTATGACTAGTTACGAGCAGGAAAGAATATCTGAAATCAATACTGAACTTAAAGCATTAAGCATTACTGAAAAAGTATTAGCAGATACAAAGAAAGGCATAAATAAAAGACAATCAATGCTTGAAAAAGCTCAACGAGCAATAGGTATTGATTTAGCCGTAAAATCATTTGACACTAAACAGGAACTACAGCAATATTTAGAACAGCAAGGTGAAAGTAAAGCCCAAACAAAAAGAAGTATGGGGCAATACGGAACTATATTTCAAAAAGATGGAAGACAAGAAATACTTATAAATAAAGAAGTAGCATTAGAAGACGCAAGAGTAACTACTGCTGACCATGAATTTTTGCATGCTGTATTATATGAAACCGTTAGAAATAATGAACAAGCACAAATTAATTTAGGACAAGCTTTATATACTGAGCTAGCAAAACAAACTGACGGTCAAATAAGAAATACAGAATTTGCACAAAGACTTGAGGGTTATTTAGCTAATGCAAAAACCGCTAAACAACAAGCGAATGCATGGGAAGAAGCCTTAACACTATTTGCTGAAGGATTAGGCGACGGCACGTTTAAAGCTAACAAAACATTTATTCAAAAAATTAAAGAGTTTTTTCAAAATTTATTCGGCGGCAAAATTAATAAAGAAATAAGATTCGATACAGGCGCGGATGTTGTTAAATTTATACAAGATTATAATAAAAGTTTTGAAAAGGGTAAATGGGGTGAAGGAATTAAAAAATTAGCAAGAGAAGGCGCTAAAGGTAAATTAGTTGAAAGCAAACCAGTAATGACAGAAGAAGAAGTTATAAAAGCTTCAGAAAGATCAAATTTAGATGGTAAGCTTAATGACAAATATAACGGTAACGCTAAAAAGCTTATTGCAGATATGCTTACATTTCCTGTTAATAAATCAGCATTTGCACAAGAAATAGGTGGTGTTACTAATGCTATTACAAAAAGATTATACGACCCCATTCCTGCAGACCAAAAGAAAATTGTTACAAGACAAGATTTTATTGATAGCCTAATCAGCGAAGCTGCCACAATGGTAGACAGAGAATATAATGGATTACAAAACCTAGATAAATTTGTAAGCAATAGGCTTAATTTAAGAGCAAATAATTTAGCATCTAGGCTTGGTATCGAAGAGTCTATAAAAGCTGATGTAACGGAGCGAAAAGACATTGTAGGTACTGAAACAGCGGAGAGTACTATAGAGACTCAAGAGAAGGCACAAAAAGAAAAGCCAAAGGTAAAACCATTTATTGAAGCTATTAATCCAAATACAAAAATAGGCAATGATACTTTTGAAAATGTATTAAATAATGGACTAAGAAAAAATATATCTTTAGCTATTAAAAAAATTGATGCACAAGTATCTGCTAATAGAACAGTTACTCCTTTTATACAAGATATAAAAAATGGATTAGCTGAAGATTTATATAAAGATGTTGCTAAAATAATTGATCAATATCCTGGTGGCTATGAACAATTCCTAAAAGATTATAGAAAAACATTATTATATAATTATACTACAACATATTTATCTAAAAATCCTTTGTTTAAAAAAGGTATATTAAAAAGTGTTGGCGGTAAAATGGGTAAAGACAATCAAGGTAGAGATATGTTTATACCTAAATGGGTTGCACCTAAAGATATTTCTAAACAAGCAGGTGTTAAAAAATATGATTGGGTTGATGATAATGGTAAAAAATTAAAAATAGACAGAGATAATGCTGGACAAAGAGGTCTAACTTCTGGGCCAATTATAATGAAAAGGAATCCTAACATTGATAATATAATTAGTGAGGATGAATTTGTTAATTTCCATTATGACGATGGCCCCACAAGAAAGAAAGTAAAAGCAAACGCGCGATTAGCAATTGCAAGACAAATTGCTTCGGAAAGTGGATTTGAAAAAATGCAATCTGATTTTACAAATGAAGGTCCACTATACCAAGAGTTTAAAGAAAAAGCTGATTTATTAGGTAAAGGGCTAAGCGAAAATGCTGCGGTTGAAATTGCTAAAGACATCGATAGAGGTGTTGTTAAATTTTCACAAAGAACAATTACACAAGTTTCAGAAGCATTAGAAAGAGGTAGAGTTGCTTCAAGATATTTAGTTAATGAAAAGCAAGCGGCTGATATTTGGGATTATGCAGTACAAAAAGGAAACTGGAGTCAAGCATTTAAATCTTATATTACTAAGTTTAAAAATAATAATCCAGCTATTGAACCAGAATATATTGACTTTTTCTTAGATTCTATATTTAATGAAAGAACATATTTATTAGAAGCTAGTCAAAACGCGGCTAATATAAATAAAGGTAAAGCTTATGAAAAAGCTTTAAAAGATTATTTAAGAAGAAAAGGGTTTAGTATTGAAGAAATTAAACAAACAAAAGGTGATATAGCTGTAAAAATATTAGATAATGATATTGCTATAGAATTAAAATTAAATGAAAACGCACAGATAAGTAGTGTTTCTGTTGCTAACATGTTTAACGATGGTGAAATAGTGTAT